TGACACCACCCTGAACATTGAGCATACTTCCCTGAGCAACAAAATCAGTTGTTACATTTGATGGAATAGTTGTATCATAGTCAACTAGATTTTCTCCTACAACAAGTAATGTTACCTCATTAGTGTCAATCCAGTTAATTGCTGACCTAAGGCGATTGAACCAGCTGAGTTTCAGAGCTGTACCATCAACAAAGTCTATTTCACCAGAACCTGCAAAGATCTGGTAATTCCCTGCTTCAATATTCCTTAGATTTCCGACTGTGACTCCAGCATTTACAGTTAATATATTACCAGGAGAGTCCCACTTTAAACAGACATTGTTTCCAGGAGAAAAACTACCAGTGATTGCTTGGGGTTTGGATACTATGAGGGTTACAGTATCATTTGAGGTTAGGGCAAATGCAGCTTCTATGCTCCCAAACCAACCACTTTTTAGAATAGTCCCAGGAGCAAAATCTATGTTTCCAGTCCCCATAAATATTCGTCTGTTTGGGGCATTGACCCTGGTTGTATTTATGGTAAGCTGCCCTGAGTTGGCAATAGATCCATTTCGCTCAAATTCCAGTGTGACATTGGAGGGAACTGTGAGAGCAGTTACAGTCTGTGGAGAGACTACCTTAATTGTCCTATCATTTAATCCTACAGCTGCAACAGCATCATTTAGTGTAGCATATGCACGAGAGTCAGTCCAGATGGCATCAGGTGAAGTTACTATGACATCGTTGAAGTATTGTGCACTTGCCGAAAAACACATTGATAAGATTAGTAGTGTTAATAACAGAAATCTTTTCATCTTAGGCTCCTCCCCTCCATATTACTAAGTCTGATTCTATCCAACTCTATCCTAGCCTTCCAATCAGTTCTGTTAACAAGAGACATAGGCACTCTGATTGGCTCTCTTAGAGGCTCAGACTTTGGTAAATGACTTACATTTTCTAACACGTCAGGCATATCCTCCAGATACATATCATCCTTATATATTCTATTGCTTCTGTTACTATTATGAACGACCATGAAGACATATGAAGGAGGAATGGTGTAGATAGTAGAAAATCTATCTCCCATCCTTAAATGTGAATCCATGTAAGGGCTAATTCTAGGTCGACCTTTTTGAACTAGTACAATAAATGGACTTGTTCTACTTTCAGTATGACTCATAGAAAAGTTATATAGACGCCCATCGGGGCCTTGTCCTATAACTTGATAATTGATTAGAAAATGAGTCTCAGGCTTTGTACTAGCCATATGCTTCATATGAGCAACCCAACCAGGGACTACCCAATCATCTGTGTCTAGCCTAGCCATTATATTGGCCTGTGGATGGCCACATCTACGCACTATGTCTTCTGGACTGCCTACGTCTTCCCTGCCCCAATTCTTAGTTTGAAGCACAGCCTGTCGCCATTCGAAGAAATCAGCACTGAAATATATGAACTGAACGTCTACCCCTGACCAATCTAACTCTTCTATTCTTCTTGTAGTTGGATTTTCGTACTCACCAACAACAAGATAGACAGTGAAGTCTTTGTCAGTTTGATTGGCCAAGCTATTTATAAAGTATCTTTGCATCAACTCCAAACGTTTCTCTGTTAGGACACCTATAGCTTTTTCCTCTCCCATACGTGTGTAGATTGCTCTAGAGATTATGAAAGTCTTGTCAAAATCATTTATAGGTTTGACTCCTTTATCTGCATAGAGCTTTCTCCACTTCTTATTGAGATATCTTCTATTTTCCAATAGTAGTCTGTCAACGTTGAATCCTTCTTTTTCTTGGAGTATTTTGAATGTAGATCTACCGTGATGTATGATGCATGTGTCTATGGACAAAACAGATATGTAACCAGCTTCATATGTTAGACGATTGTAGTCTACATCGTCCCACATACCCATAGCATAGTTTGGATCTAGGTGTCCGACCTTGTTGATTACTTCTCTTTTGATTACTGCACAAAGAAATGCTACGAAGGAAATCTGATAGGTACGACCTCTAAATGCTTTCTCTAGAGTAGTATTGACCTTCTCCATATTCCACTTTTCTGCTCCAGGAGGGAGTAGAGTTGAATGTAGCGAGAGACTATGGTGAGAGTCCATTCCTCTACCTTTACCATAGTTTGTAAGAGGTCCTACTATTCCTATCTTATCTGAACTGTGGAGTGTAGAGATAAGTTTCTCTAACCATTTATCTGATACTTCTGTGTCATTGTTAAGTAAGCAGACATTTGGAGCATCTGAGGCTTCAAGACCTTTGTTTATGGCGCCTACAAAGCCTAAATTTTTAGGGAGCTTGATACTAATGTGCTCCATGTTGGCTATTACCTTTTCAACCTCCTCAGGATGAGCCGAACCATTGTCTACCCAGATGACACGATAGGAGCCAGGCTTTGTGTATTTGTCTATGGTTTTTAGACAGGCTACTGTGTAATGTTCGTTGTTGTACGTAGGGATTATAATGTCACAGAATTCTGGATAAGGATCTTCACGTAGACCATTTCTCACTTTTGATACATAATCGTAGTCAACATATTTTACCTTTACTCCGGAAGGACAACGATCATAAGTTTCTTTGCTCAACAGTGACCAACCCTTCCTAATACACTCTTCTCCAAGTTCACATCCTGGATATGGTGCAAAGTAGGCCCATGAAGGCATTTCAGCATTTATCTCATCTGCCATTTTCGCAGTAGCCTGAATATCCCACTTAGTTTCCCAGGGAATTGCAGCTATGTAATTGGCGTAGATTTTGGCTCCTGCAGATTTAATTATCTTGGCTGCTTCAAGGTTTTGTTCAACAGTAGTGTCTTTCTTGAGTTTGTCAAGGATTCGTTGGCTACCAGATTCAAAGCCTACTGAAACAAGTTCCCAGCCCACTTTGACTAATTCCCTAACCAGATCCTTACGTCTACATACACCATCTGCCCGACCAGCAGCCCAAAATGGTAGGCCAATCTCTGGATACTTTTCAATGAATTCCTCTAGCCATTTTTGTTGAATTAAGAATGTATCATCATGGATCATTAGACAGTCAGGATTGTACAGTTCCTTAAGTAACCTAAGTTCCTCTATAACTGAATCAACACTTCGACGACGCATTTTCTTGCCAAAATGGTTGTCTTCAAGAGGTTGACAGAATGCACAACGATAAGGGCAGCCACGTGCTGCTACTACGGAAATCATTCTTGAGCGCCTGTTTCCATGCCACCAGCCGAGACAATCTTCTATTGGAGTTCTATAGATTGACCTGTCAACAAATGGAAGAACATCGAGATTCTGGGGCCTCTCGCCATGAATCTCACGCTCAAAAGATTCAGGTCTTTGGAGAAATTCAGGGAAAGTAATCTCTGATTCACCATGGAATATGTAGTCGATGTCCTTGTTTTCAATAAGTTCTTGTGGTGCTGCAGTGACATGGTAACCTCCTATCATTACCTTAGAACCTTGCTCTTTTGCAAACTTTGTAACTTTCATTCCGTAGGCATAGTATGAACTCTTCATACTTATAGCTACCAAATCGTAACCACTAATAGCCTGTTTCAGTTCATCATCATTGTTCAGGGCCTTCATGTCAACGAAACCTACATCACATCCAGCCTCTTTGGCTGCCGTGTAGGTCATTCCAGCTCCGTGGTCGATCCAAGAGTCAAGTCCTCGACTGTTGTATGGATATAGTGCAACAATTACTGTCTTCATTGTTGAATCACTTCCAATGGAATATATCTATAGTCATACTTTCTGACGATGTTTGCTTCTAGTCTCATTATAGCTTGAGCTTGTGCCCAGGTATAGGTTTCCTTAGATGGAATTACATTCTCAGGAATTCTCTCAAACAGACGTTTTCGATTATAAGGGATTCTTAAGTATTTAAGGACTGCATCTAGATCATCCCTGAGATTTTCCTGCTTTCCTATAAATCGACAGATTTCTGTATAGCCTTCGTAAAAGTTAGTTAGGTATCCAGGATGCTTTTCTATGATAGTTTTTATAAATTCACGCCAGGGTAGATCAACTATCTCATCAATTAGTCCTCCACTACGATCATTTGGAATTTGCTGCTTACTAGTCCAATAAGATCTATACCACGTTAGTGGATGACGAACAAAGCAGAAGACTAAATCCTCAGTGTGGCCAACTATCTCCCTTAAAACGGTAGCATTTATATGAGCTCTTTCAAGCAACTTCTTCACTCCATGATCCATCTTTGTCTCTTGAAAATAGTTTCTAACAAATGTTCCACCAGTTTTTGGAATATGTAGGCAAATTGCCCTGTCAATTTGCACAGCCACTTGCTGATCCATCCTCGATACGTGTCTGATCCCACCTAAAATTTTTTCTGTCCTTTATAAATAGTTTGTGAGTATCTAAATCGTGGTAGTTTATAGCCATAGAGCGTTTACCAAGAATAGGTTTTTGTACTTTGGTCCAAAAGTCATACTTTATACGAGAAATTGTGCCTTCAGAGCATCCATACTTGAGTAATTCTAGTCTTCTGGAAGGCATATTCCATTTTTTATGTTCAGAAATTAAAATTTCTTCTACAGGACGACGAATCATGACTACTAAAGTGTCTTCAAATGATATATAGTGCAACATGTGACATAGTCCAGGACATTGAATGACTACGTTACCTTGAAGAAGATGCCACTCCAGAAGTCTAAAATCGTGATAATTTATGTCCCTTTCGTCGATATAGGTCTTACTAGTGTCATAGGCTATGATCTTCGCTGCTATTCGGGTTCCAGAACGTTGAGGACCACTGACAACTACGTTACTGTATTTAGTTAGTTCTTCAAACATCCCAGGGTTTTCTCTCTAAAAAATCCTCGAAGGACATAACTTTGTTTGCATCAAGCCAGTCTTTTTCATCTTGTCCAAGCTCAATAGCTTTGTCCCACCACTTTTGTTCCCCAAGGGCAGGACCAAATTTTTCAATCAGCATATCTTTATTGCGTTCCATCATAGGTATCCCACCTAAGATGTAACATGATACTAGGAATCCAAATGAGTGTGGGTAGTTTCCACTTGAGCCATATAGTCTATATTTGTCCCTGGCCAAGACTTCTTTGACCTTTCTGTCTTTGATGTTAGTTTTTGGAAATGGGCCTATGTGGATACAGGGACGGGTAGGGACTGCCCAGTTTTTATATCCAAGAAGCCAGGGTTTGGTACCTAAATACATATCACCTCCACCCCAACTCACTTTATGTTTAGCAAGAGCACCATAACCATTGATAGAGTTTAGGAACCAATCTCGACGACACATCCAAGGCATACCTTTCCAAGTTATAGTCCGTTCATGGTCATAGGCTCTGTTCCAATTTCCTAATTCATTTATAGACAAATCTCTATCATGCCGAGAGTGACTTTCATGTTGTTGAGACCAATTAATAGGTGCATGAACGAAACCCAGAGTTTTGTCCTTTGAATGTCTATCCATAAAGTTTGTGAGATCGAGTATAGTATTGTGGCCTACAAGCATGTGTGAGTCAAGACAAGCAATATATTCACCTGAAGCTTTTTCTGCTGCCATTTGACGTGCAGTGAAGAGACATGGGAAGTCCTGGCGGTAGATCTTCATCACACGATCTCGTATGTATCCAACTGGAAGGGCACTGGCGAGAGCCTTGTAGACAGACTCGTCGGAGTTGTCTACTATGACTATTTCACCAGAAGTGATTGGCTGTAGTTCTTCGATGCAGGAGCGAACTGTCACCGCAAGCATCTGGACATCGTTTCTGTTGGCTATGATTATTGAAACCTTAGGAGCCATTGTTAGATTTAGGCTTCTGAGAAATCTCGTATAGTCCAACTGCCGTTGCACCAGTCATGAAACCGCCTAAGCAATAGTCAATGACTATTTTGACAGTAGTCTCTTCTCCAGCGTAGCACATAGCTAGAAAACCAAGAGCCACACCAAGCACTATGGCAATCCAGGGTTTGATCTTGTTATTGACGGTGACTGTGTTGTAGATGAGCCTTAGAAGAATGCTTAGTATAACACTGGCTCCAAATGCTCCTATTGTAAGACCGTCCATTTGTTATTCTCCTCTAATTCTATTAAGGCCAAGTGTCTTTCAGACCTTCCTGAGGTGGCAATAAGGAATCAAACTTCTCCCTTATCTTCCTGTTCATTTCGTCTTTCTCCTCCCGTGTCATATCTGAACGCTCGACGAAATACATGATACCATCAATTAGCGCAAAAATTGCAGTTAGTGAGTCCACTAGTTACTCCTTATAATAGTAGTTCCTGACAAAGTCCATAAGTGCTTGGCGATCTGCTTGAGATGGAATGAGATTTCCATCTAAGGCAGCTTGATAAGTTAATAGATACGGATAGATGTTTACTAGATCTTCCTTAAGGTCTTGCAGGGCCCTCAACTCTCTGTTAGACAAGTTTGGGATGTCAGCCCGTCGAGAGTGACTTTCATATTGAGTATTGTAGATTGATGTAGCAAGAGCACCGAAATCTGCGGGAGTCATCTTGGTGATGTCAACACTTAATGTAGCACAGCCAAGAAGAAGAAGAAAAATAAGGAAGATTGGTACGATCTTTAGTGTTTTCATCAAGTTAACCTCCTTTTCGTTCAAAATTTGAACGGTTTGTTTCACCCCATGAATAGTGGTTGCCATCCTGCCAATGTCCTCCCCAGGAACCACCTATTGATTCCCAGAATTCTCCAAGTGGTCTGTGGGCCTCTGTAGTACGTTGAAAGACTCCTTCTTTGAAAAGATTGAGGTCGATGGCGAGACGTTTGTAGTGAAATGAGTTTTCCTTGTGCCCAGTCTTCGCCCAGGCATCACCAAAGGTAAGTTCATATCCCAACTGATAAGCATAAATGATGAGTAGACCAACCGCCCTGGCAAACTCACTCTGTTTCTCCCTCAGTGATTTGTTCTGGTTCGACATCTATAATCATCCCACTCTCACGTGCTGCTTCAATGCCACGCCTCTTAAGTTGTTCAATTTCCTCAGATGTTAATGTCAGGTTAATGTGTGAACTTTGGACACGTAGAGGCTCTCGAAGACCTGAAAGTTCCATAACTACGTCTTTCGCAGCCTCTTTTCGATCTTTAAGTGTTGCCTCGCCAAGTTCATTGTCAAAGATTTCGTGATATACAGCGAGGGCTTTCCTCTTCAACGAATTAACTCTCTCAACATCCTTCTTCGCCTCATCATCACGCCCAAGACGAATTTCGCTGAGTTTTTTCTGACCAAGTTCAGAATTTAAGAGGTTTGTCACGGTCTGAGGTGTGATACCAAGGATCTCAGCAATCTCGACATACTTATACCCTTTAGCAGCCAAGAGTACAATCTCATGACTGCGTTGCCAAAGTTGCTTGATCTCAGGGGCTTTGTGCTCGACTACCCTTCTCTTGTCGGTTTCCCTACCTTCAAACCCATAGAGCATTTCTTTAGTTGCCACACCTTCCATCATCTACCCTAGTCCTTCTCTAAAATTACGTAAACTCCTCTGGGAGCAAACTCCGTACAGTTGTCCTCACCATCACAAATACCTTGGTTACTCTTCTTAAGACAAACAGGAGGATCTACCCTCTTAATAATCGGCGAACCTAGTGGACTTGAAATTGTAACTGTGTCTGTTTTAAAGTTGCATTTCATAACTATCACCCCTTTCTAATAGTTAATCACTAAACCTCACCATATACCACCAATTATAAATCATGTCAACCTAAATGTCAACGTAATTTTTGGTAATTTTACATTCTACAACTTAAGTTTGTCCAAAAATTGGACGAATGATCCAAATTCCCAATGTTGTACATTTTAAAATTTTTTCAGATAAAATGTGGAGAAGGCAACCCGCCGCCTTTTTGGATCATCTTTCCCCATTGACCTTTGAAAATAAATGTTGACATACATGGTGATTAATGTATAATGATATTGGGTATGGAGTGGTATCCATACATCGCTCATTGACAATCGAATAAACGTTATGTGGTTCATGTATGTTGCCGAACATAACAACATGGGGGTGACAACATGAAAATATACAATGTTGTATCAATACATGACAATAACGAATTTG